CGACGTCGCCCGCTCCGGTCATGTTGTGGGTGATGGGCATGGTGGCTCCTATGCTGCGGAGGCCATGCGCTGAGCCATGGCGTCCTGTTCCGTGACCTGGGCCTGCATCTGCATGGCCTGCTGCTGCTGAGCCTGGGCGGCGTCGGCCTTGGCCTTGCGCACCAGCGCGGTGGCGCGCTTGTCGCGCACCAGCTTCTGCGGCACGCCCAGCAGCAGGCCGCGCTCGCGCTCGCCCTCCTCCCAGTCGTACACGTCCAGCACCGATGGATCGACCTGCGCAGCCTGGACCAGAGACATCTCGTAGCGGTCCATGGCGTCCACGTCGCCGAGCTTCTGCGCACGAGCGAGCGGCGACAGGTACCGGATCGTGAAGTTCCGGTTCGACAGCGATTGCGGCGGCCGGCCCACCAGCGTGAAGCCGTTGCGAGCGTTGGCCCGCCACATCAGACCGAAGGCGCGCTCGATCAGCGCCTGCAGGAACTCGGACTGGAAGCGGCCGAACATCGGGCCGAGCATCTGGCGCAGCGCCTGGACGCGCACGCTCCACTCGTAGGCCGTGCGCACCTGGCCCTCGGCCGGCGGCAGCTGGTCGGCCAGGAGAATCTTCCGGATCGACGCGCGCAGGTCGTCGACGGTGAGCATGCCGGTCTGCACGTTGGCGCCCGTGATGAGCGGCTTCATGCTGTCGACGTCGTCGGCGACGATGATCCGGCGAGGGCCCAGCTTGATGGTGCGCGGGTTCAGCACGCCGTCGTCCTTGGCGATCATCGGCGGTGCGATGGCCGTCTCGGCGCCCATCAGCGTCCACTTCTTCGCTTCGTTCAGGGACATCACGTCGGGCAGCGCGTCCGACATCGGGCCGGTGGCGTACGCCGAACCCGGCAGGCGCATCCAGCGCGGCACCATGCACGGGAACTCGTGGAAGCCAGACTCGCGCAGCAGGTGGCCGCTCGACTCCTCGACGTGGCACGAACTGAACGGCATGTTCTTCGCCGTGCGGCTGTTCACGTCGTAGAGCTGCCGCGGCTCGATGGCGTGCACGATGCACACCTTCTCGTCGAACTGCTCGTTGTCGTACTTCTTCCGCGTGTCCTCGCTGCAGTTGTCGTACCCGAAGGTCAGCACGCACTGGCTGACCGAGTAGGAGTACTTGCGGAAGACCGTGTCGACCAGGCCGCCGCTGCGCGAGCTGGCGACACAGCACTCGCCCACGGGCCACGCCTCAAAGTAGAAGCCGCCCTCGGGCTTCTCGTCGAGGAACAGCACGAACCAGCCGGCCACGAACTCGTCGATCATGCCGTCGCAGGCCTCGGCGTCGAAGTTCGATGCGTGGATGTTCTCCCAGATGAACTTCGCAGCGTCCTCCAGCCAGCGCCGTTCCTCCTCGGACTCGTTGCCCACGTCCAGGCCGAACCACAGCGCGTTCGCCGGGACCATGGCGCCCATGAGGGTGGCCACGCCCGTCTTCACGCTGTCGGGCGCCGTGCTGTCGTAGATGCGCGCCTTCTGCTGTTGCGCCTCGGTGGCGGTCAGCATGTCCGACTCAAGCCCCGCGCCACGCGTCGGGTAGGTCATGCGGTAGCAGTTCGCCCACACGGGGACGTGCAGCTGCTTGGCCGCCATGAGTTCGGACCAGCGCTTCTTGATCCGCGTGGCGATGGCCGCGCGCGGGGTGGCGCCACGAACGGCGGGGGCGATGACCATCAGACCCCCAGCGTCGAGCGGCCCGAGCCGGCTGCTGCCGCCCCGCCGCCGGTGAGCAGGCTGTTCTCGCGCTGCGCCTTGCGCATGAACGCGATGCGGGCGTTGGCCTGGGTCTGCGCTTCAGCGGCTGCAGCGGCGCGCTCGGCCTCCGGGTCCACGAACGCCTTCGTCGGCTTCTTGATGCCGGCCATCTCCAGGTCCTTCTTGGCCTGGCCGACGTCAGCGGACGCACCGGGGGCGATGATGTCCTTGATCCCACCACGGCCCGGCAGGCGAGCCTTGATGAAGTCGCCGAGCGAGCCGCCCTTACTCAGGCCGCACATCGTCCGCTCCTCAGTGCTGGAGGTTGCTGCCGCGTGGGTCGCGCTGGCCCGGGAACTCGTGCGGCACTACCCATCCCTGTTTGGTCAGGACTTCTTTGGTGATGGTGGCCGGGTCGACCTCGGACTGGTCGGGCAGCTCCTGCTCGTTCGGGCCGGCCGAGGCGCGGGCGCGGGTGGCCAGGGCCTGGGCGACGCCGCGGGCAATGCCCTCGTCGATCATGCGCTGGATGTCGGGGGCGGTCAGACCGGCCGAGGCGGCGGGCGCGGGATCGGTCGCCGCGTCGATGACGCTGGATTCGGCGCCGGTGTCGGTGCCCGAGCCGGCGGGATCGTCTTCCAGCAGGCTGCGCTCGAGGGCTTCGGCCTCGTCCTTCATCTGCTGCAGCTGCTCGGCGGTGGGCTTGACCGGTTCGCGGACCTCGGTGGTGCCCGGGGTGCGGACGGCGAGGACGCGGTTGGCGGTGGGCTTGGACATGGAGAGAACTCCGTTGGTTGGGCTGTAGACGCGCGAGTGTCTAGTTGCCCCCTCGGTAGGTTCTCGCCCAAATTGCGGTCAGCGGCGCACCGGCGGCTCCCGCGGCACCTCGTACGACGGCTTGTCCATCGTCTCGCCCCACAGGTCGATTAGCGTGTTGCCGTCGTCGAAGCGGGGCTCAGCGCCCGGGCAGTCCTTGTAGTGCTTGACCCATCCGTGGGACAGGCCCAGCACCTCGGCGATGGCGCGCTGGGTGTAGCCGTTGCGCTCGAGATCCACGATCACGCGGAACCAGTCGACGCGGGCGGGCCGGCGGCGGGGTTTCAGCTTGCGGGGTTGGGCGGTGGTGGCGTTCATGACTGGGCGTCGCAGGTGCTGGAGGTGATGTCGTCGGGCTGGAGGCTGAGCGAGAACCACCGGACATCGGGCGTGTCCAGGGCGCTGTGGATCGCGGCCGCTGCGGCCTTGAGCCAACGACGCGCGCGCGCCCGGCGGAGCTGGCGCGCGGTGATCTGGCTACGGCGGGCGCGAGGCTTCATGCCATCGTCCCGCAGTAGCTACACACGGGCTCGTGCGGAGCGCCACAGTTCACGCAGTTGCGTGGTGGCGGCAAGGCACGTGGTAGCGGCTTGAGCGCGTCCATCGAATCGCAGACCACGATCTTGCGTGGTCCGACGTCGATGGCGCGGACACCGTACAGCTTCGACGGGTCGACCATGAAAGAGGGACCACAGCCCATCACGCAGGCCCCTTGAACCGCCACGCCCAGGCGATGACGGCCTGCATCGGGCGCAGGAGAAGCGGCGGGTACGGCGCAGTGCCCGCTAGGCGCGGGAACTTGGTCCAGTCGTGGAAGTTGCGTGGGTTCATGGCGTTCTGGACGGTGGGCGGGCGGCAAAACGCGCGCGCGGGCGCGAGGGAGCGGGGTTGCACGTGGCTCACCAGCGGTCTCCGTAGATCTCGCGCCCATAGGCATCGAACGCGTCGCGCTCGTCTTGCTGCTCTTGGCACAAGGCGCTGAAGGCTCGGTCACACTAGGGCTTGGGGCACACGGCAGCTGACACGCCATGCCACCAGTGGAGTCCGTTCTCTGCCTTGCACGTGACGCAGCGCCAGACGGGTTTGCCGTGCAGCGCGTTGATTTCGTCAGGGTTCATGCCGCCCCACGCGAAGACTCGATAGCCTTGCGGATCACGTCGTCCGCTGTGATCGGGGGACCGACCACACCCCGGCGGACCAGGACCGGCGTGAGCGACTTGACCACCTCGAGCAAGCTCTCGGTCGTGCCTACAGCGACCACTCGGAGGTCGCCGGGTTCATCGGCCAGACATGCCCTCCGGTTTTCGGTCAGCACGTCCGAGAGCTTTTCGATCTTCACCAGGTTGTCGCGCTGGCTCCAGACCAACGCCATCATGTCGAAGTTGGTTGCCTTGGCCGTGCCGTTCATGATCATGAGGTTCGTCCTTACTCGTCCCCATGGGGGAAGTTGAAGAAGTTGAGGGTTTGAGCGTTTGGGCTCGGGATGTACTGCTGCGACTCCTTGTGGAACCACAACTGGATGCGGTTCTCCCACTCGCCGTTGCGCTGCTTCTCGCAGATCACGAGGGCATCGGGCTCGGTCTCCGAAACCATCTTCCCGGCGGCGAGGTTGCGCTCCTTGGGCTTGTTGCGCCACACGAGCAGGAGGTTGTCGACTTGGTCGACGATGGAGCCGGAGCCCTTCACGTCCATCTTGTCGGGGGTCTCGCTCTCCTCTCGCAGCTTCTTGAGGTGATGCACCAGGTGGATGTGCATCCCGGTGTCCTTGGCGATGGCGGTCAGCTCGTCGACGAAGCGCTTCTGGCCGTTGTAGTCGTCCTCGTCGGCCACGCACTTCATCAGACTGTCGATGAAGAACTGCTGGATGCCGAGCTCGTTGGCGCAGTACCTGAGGACGGCCAGGAGCCTGTCGGTCTTCACGGTGCCCTGCTGGTCGTACAGCCACATGTACCGGCCGGACCAGTCGCGGAACTGCTCGTACAGGTCGCGAGCCCCGGCCATCACGGCCTCGTCCGCCAGCTCCTCCGCCGTCGGCGCAGTCTGGCCGGTCCACTGGCGCATCATTCGCTCGAGCGTCCGGTGCGGCTTCATCTCGAAGCTGGCGATGCAGACACGCTGCTCCTGAGCGCACAGGCTCAAGGCGGTCATGCCGGTCATCATCGACTTGCCCTGCCCGTTCACGCCGGCCCACAGCGTCACTTCGCCCGGCCGGAACTGGAACAGTCGGTGGGTCTTGGCCCACGGCAGCAGCGAGTGCGGCGAGACCTTCACCACGCCGAGGTCGTCGATCATGTCCTGCACGAACACGTGGGCCGGCCGGACCTTCTGCTTCGGATCGGTCTCGGCCATGTACTTCGCGAAGTCCGCCGCGGTCATGTTCACTCGGTCCACGTCAGCACCCCCTTGGAGTCGGTGACTTCGACGACGACGGTCTCACCGTTGGCCAGCCGCCGATGCACGCTCGCGATCACCCGCGTTGCCCCCGCGTCGCTGCAGGCCTGGGCGAACGCCTTGGTCCGGCCACCGTTCTCCCCGGACACGCACACGGGCAGGCCGTGCACGCACCTCAGGTCGACTCCGGAGAGACGGTCTGAGTCCTCGACCAGCACGTGACCGACGTCGAGCAGATCAAGCGGGATGCGGGGCAAGTCGAGGTCGACGAACACCATCGACACCGCCGTGCCGCGCTTGCGGGC